AACAGCTCGGTGACCCCGGCGCTCTTGCGGCTGCCGATGGATCAGGTGCGGTCGGCGCTGGGCAACATGACCAACAAGTACAAGAAATTCAAGATCCAGATGACGGTGGGCCAGCGGGCGGCATACGAGAATCTTGCCGGCCAGCAGACCGCCATCATGTCGACCAGCGGCAAATTCTCCGCGTTCGATCTTCTCTTCGACGGCGATGCCTCGGTAGCGGGCAACGTCATCATCGAGAACATTCACGCGCATGCGCAGCGGATCGACTACTTGAACCTTGAGCGGTGGGGCAAGATCAAGTGGGGCAACCCGCCATTCTGGTTCGACTCTGAGGGCCGCAAGGTCTTCCAGCAGGTCGGCACGAATGGTCAGATCACGTCCGGCGCTGCGTCGTTCCTGATCGACACGGTGCAGTATTACACCGACAACCCGAAGGCCCAGAGCACGCTCTACAACGTGCGGCAGCCGGTCGGCTACTAGAGACAACGTAAAAACAGACAGCAGTAGCCCGAGGGCCGAGGCCGGAGAGCAACACCTAGAAAGACTCCGGCCTCCAGTCGGGCCAGCCGAGGCGAAGTGGACAAAGATTATTACGGACCAGAACTGTACGTGAAGGAGCTTGTCCGCGCCGGCGGGCTGAATCCTTATGGATTGCCGCTCTTTCGACTAGTGCTCATTGGCAAACGTACCTGCAAGCTAGCCTTTCAGTGGGAAGACTGGCCCGACGATGTGCCTTACGAGCAGCGTCATGGCATTGTGACCAACCCCGATACCGGGAAACCCGTCGAATCGCCTTGGCGTCCGCTGCAGACCAAGATCGAGATGCGCGAGGTCATTTACTACCACGATCAGAATCCCGAGGAATGGCTCATCGAGCGCTGGTGGCCGCCATTTGAATCGCGCGAAGCCTGGTTTGCGCCCAATCGCTGCGTCAACGGCAATCCCGACCTGCCTAAGTCCGGGCCCTATCCCGATGAAGGCGCATATCTCTTCGTGGCCGGCACCTTCGAGAAGCCGCCCGAGCTGGGCATGCTGCTCGACCTCATTGCCATGTGGGCGAAGAACCGCGAGAGTATGGAGCGCGACGCGGTGAAGTACACCAAGCAGCAGGAAGAGATTGCGCAGTGGAACTACGAGCAGCGAGCGGCGAAGAAGCTTGCCGAGAGCGAAGCGCACATCAAGGACCTGCTTTCCCCCATCACTACCATGTCGCTCGGTGCCGGCCGCTGGCGCCAGCAAATGTATGAACGTGCAGGATTCCGCGGCCACATCGGCAACTAAAAAGGAGAGTTAGAAGACATGGCTCGAGCAGCGACACCGAAATTACCCGAGTATTCGATTGAAGAGCAGCGCGCCATTACCCAGTCGCAGATCGCCAAGCCGGGTGAGGCTCCGGGCCGTCCCCAGGATCCGCTCTTCCGGCAGCGCAGTGCCACCATGCAGCGTCGCCTCGCACACTCGCGCACCCAGCCGGCGACGCTCATCAATTGCCTGCCCGAGCCTCTGGCCGTAAACTCCTGCATGCCGGATCTGAGCCGGCGCATTCCCTCCTGCAAGCTGAACGACGAGTTCACCGCCTATTGCTGGGCCGCGCCGGTGGTTGAAGTCATCATGTCCGAGGGCGTGCGCACTCCCATCGACTACGTGCCGCGGCAGATGGCCGAAGAGTTCGAGCGCGAATACACGGGCGAAAACGGTCCCGGTGGCGTGATGATCTTCGACGGAACGATCGAGGAATTTCTGGACGCAAAAGAGAACGATCCAGAAACCAAACAGCGCTTCGCCGATTGCGTCGAACGCGCCGTAGTTCGAATGACGACCCGGTATATCGACGCGAACAACTCCTGGAATACGCCGAATCACCAACTCTCGGCGAACATCACGCACATTCATCGCGATGCGGCCTCGCGGCTCAAGCACCTGGGACGGTTGCCGGAGAATGTCGAGCCGGAGTGGATGGACCTCAAGACGCAGCAGCAGAACGTTTCGAAGCCGTGCCCGGTGTGCCGCACCGTGCCGAGGCCGGGCGCGATCATCTGCACTACGGGAAGCTGCAATTACGTGTTCGACGTGGCCGCAGCCTTTGAGGCCAGGCTCATCGACGAGAACTCGCCGTTGCTCGAGCGCCTCACCCGCGCCGAGGTCGAGAGGCTCGGTGTATCCGCCTTTGTTGCCGAGACCACGGACGAAATTGAAGCTCGGCTGCGCAAGGGCAAAACGAAGCCGCTTTCGCTTGTCGCTCAGCAGCAGTTGCGCGAGATGCAGAGAGCGCAGCAGGACGACCAGCCGCTTCAGTAAAGCCAAGAGGGAAGAGAGAGGAGGCGCGCCGATGCAATCCCAGGATGCCGACGACATTGTGAGACGTGTCGGCGCGCTGCTCGACGACCCGAGCAATTCACAGTTTGACCAGGACTACCTGATGCCCTTCATCGATCAGGAGTTTGGCGAATTGGACAACGAACTCGAGGCGCTGGGCGCTCCCTACGCACTCGATCAAGTTGTCGTCACGCAGCCGGCAAATACCAGTTCGCTCGCCGCGTTCATGGCCGCCGGGCAGCCGCTTGCCGACATGAAGCTCCCATCCGACATTTGGTGGAAGCTGGCCGGCCAGCCGGACATCAACTATCAGCAGTCGACCGGCCCGGTCACGCAACTGGCCTTCGTGCCGCCCGGCGGACAGGGCGCATGGCAGTGGACTTTTCTTGGTGGCATGCTGGCCATCACGCCGTCGGCATCCCCGGTCGACCTGCAGGTCACCTTTCAGGTGATGTCGACCAACATCATCGACCCGCAGACGGGGGTCATCATGGGCACCGCGGCGATCCTTGCGCTACGCGTCGCAATCTATGTGGCGACGCTGCGCGGCATGCCCATGGTGCAGATGCTCATGGCGAAGGAACCGAAGGCCTCACGCAACTTCAAGATGGCGCTCAAGAAGCCCCGCCAGGGCGTGCCCATCATGGCTCGCAAGACGCATGGCCGCATCGTGCGCGGCGCACCGGCCGGATACGTTTAAAGCCGGCGCAACCTTAACGCTTCTGTACCCGCGCCTCGTGCGCGCTTGGAGGAAATAAACGTGGCCAACTCCATCATTCTTGTCGGCGCCGATCGCTCTCGCCGTCGCACCACTCGCACGTTCGAGTTCGGAATCAATTCGAACTACGTCAATCCGGGACCGAACTACTTCGACCCGACAACGGCTCTCGACCCGAACTACCTGGCGGCCGGCATCAGCGGCCTACTCGATCCCTTCCTCAGCAAGAATCTCGAGATCGTCGCAAAAGCGACTACGCTCACTCCATGCATCGTTGCCGGCGTCGTTTATAAGCTCTACGTCATTCCCAGCCCGGTCCCGACGAGTTGGGCCGACGCCTTCGTCTGGAAGCTCATCAGCGATGCGGGCGCGGAACTGGCGAATGGTACGGCGACAGGCGTGGTTCTTGCGCTGGTCGAGATGGTCGGTCCGAACGGGTCTCTCTAACCCATGGCGAACTTCGACGGCGCGCAACCGCAGGCAGTTCCTCGCTTCGGCTCACTCGTACAGTGGGACGACACGCGGCAACTGCCGCGCGGTCTGGCCGCCGTCGTTCGCAATTCGCGCTACCGCGCTGAGTCAGTCGGCACACGATGGGGATTCAAGCGACGCCTGCTGGTAGCTGCTGGCCAGGCGCTCGTCGCAGGAACCGTGGTTCGCTACATCGCCGAGGACACCACCGGCGACGAATACATCAACCTGCTTACCTATGCCCAGGGCACGGGAGACATCTACTCCGCCGTACCCTTTGTGCAAGCCGGCGTCACGAAACTCACCACTTCCGCATGGTCGACTGCGACTAGCCTGCCGCTCGCTCCGGGCCTCAATCCGGTTATGGCGCAGGCCTTCAATAAAGCGATTGCCGCCATGGGCGACCTGTCGCGTGGCCAGGCGCCGAACCTGATGTTCAATCCGGCCACCGGCAACCTCGACCCGCTGAGCGATAAGCCGGTCGGCACGCCGTGGGCGCCCTTGACCCGCTACCGGGTTGGGAATATCGCCTGCCCGAGTAGCTTCCTCGATGACGGCTCCGGCACCGGCGGCGGGAATTGGATTGTCGCGCAGAACGGGCACCTTTACCGCTGCACCGTATCGGGCGTTACCGATGTCGCTCCGCCAGTCTGGCCGACGGGATCGGGCGCGATCGTAGTCAACGGCAGCGCAACCTTCCAGGAGATGCAGCTCGGTGCCTATACCGGGCTGCCGAACGCGCAGGCGCCCATAACTCCAACGACTGCGGCCGATGGCGCCTCACCTATCATCGACGGCGCGACCGTCTTTGTAGTCCTCACCTACAACTCGACTCTGGGCGAAGCCACGAACGACCTCATGGATTCGCAGGGCAATCTCAGCCCGACGGTGCTGATGTTCAAGAACACCACGGGGGGCCCGGTTGATCTGAGCGTCATTATGCCGGCGATTCCGGCGCAATACGGCACTGGCGGCATCTTCGGCCCGACGCAGGGCGCGTCGAGTTACAACGTCTACGCCTATATCGTGCAAGGAATACCGGACTCGACGCAATACACCGACCCTAGCTTTTATGCGCAGGTCGCTGCGAATAAGGCGCCGGGTTCAAGCGTGACCATCTCTGCCTATCCGACTGGTCTGGTGCTGCCCCAGGTGACGACTGCGCCAGTCGCGCCGGCAGGAAATGTCGACGTCGGCGTGCGGTACATGATTGTGCTGTTTCAGGATCGCAACGGCACCATTACCGGCTACACCACGGCGGTACCGTTCCGCATCGAGGTCACGGCCGGCGGCTATCGGGTCTTTGTCGACCCGCTGCCCATAGGGCCTTACAACACCGCAGCACGGATCTGCGCCTTTACCGTCGCCGGGCAGAGCTCGGCTGGACCGTATCGCTACATCTTTCAGGATGACGTCGAGTCGCCCGGTCAGGGCCAGCCCGACGTGCCGATCACCGCGACCGTCATCAACGACAACGTGACCACATCGGCGACGTTCAATTTCACCGACACCTATCTGCCGGGCGCGAGTGATGTTACCAATTACTCCGCCCGCATCGAGGCCCCGCCGTCGAGCGACGTCTACTTCTCTGAAATGTTGAGCATGGTCGTGCTCACCGGCGGCTATCAGGTGCCGAGTGGGCACTTCGTCTCGGACCTGAACGATCCCGGCGCCTTCCGCCTGCCTGGCTCGAATATCCAGATCGCCGAAGCGAATGGCGATCGCACGGTTTGTTGGCGCGAGCTGCGCGACATCCAGATTTCCTGCAAGGAAAATGGTGGCTACGTGGTCACGCCGAACGATGGCGACCCGTCCACATGGGCCGTCTTGCCGCTGTGGCGTAAGCGTGGACCGGTCGGGCCAAAGGCCATCGACATCTATTCCGCCGACGATTCGGACTTCATCGTCTTCGCGCATCGCGACGGCCTCTGCCGCGTTACCGGCACTGTCGCACCGCTCATCTCGCGCGAAATCCAGCAAATCTGGAAGACGATCAACTGGGCTGCGGCACAGCAGATCGTCGTCAAGATCGACGGCGTCAACGAAGAGGTCCGCGTCTCATTGCCGGTGAACGGCTCGACCACGAACAACCTGGTTATCACGATCAACTATCACTGGGGCTGGGGCGAGCCGGTGATCTTCGCGCAGCGTCAGGGCAAACTGGTGCCCAATATCGAAGGCCGCAAGTGGTCGCTCGACGACCTCGCGCATGCGGATATGTTCTACGTGCCGCAGCGCTTCTCGAAGAATGTCGCGCTCGAGGATGCCGACCTCGCCAACAACCTCATTGCCTTTGGCTATGACGGCGCCATCTACACAGAAAATGAGAATGTGTACCACGATGAGGATGCGAATGGTAACCCGGTGGGCTACTTCTGGAATTGGGAAGAGGTTCTAGGCCAGTCCGACCTTAACGAGTATCAACTCCTTGGTGGCACGGTAGGCATGACCGGTTCGGGCGCGATCAACGTCTATGCCCGCGACGACCAGGCGAAGAAGGTGCCACTCACCAAGCAGAGCCGGCAGCTCATCCTGGTCAACGGCAAGGAAGTAAACCGCGACCTCTTTGCGCAGAACTATTCAACCCGTTTTGCCATGGGCTTCGACAACGGCGGCGTGGCCGATTGCTGGGCTGAAGTTCATGTCGCGACCCTCTACAAGCGCAAGTGGCAGACGTTGCGGAAAGGGTAGGTGGCATAAGAATGGCTTTCTTTGGCCATACTTATACCAGCAATTAAATAATGGCGAAGAACAACGTCGTCGACACTTCGAAGATCAATCAGGCCGCAGGCAAAAACATGGACCTGCGGTCGACGCTCTATCAGATCGCGAAAAATCTTCAGCTCTCAGCCACGGTATCGAATACCGGCAACAAGAGCGTTCCGGGTGAATCAGTCGCTACGGTCTCGCTGCTCGGCTCGACTTATGTCGTGCAGCTCACGCTGCCGGGCACGCAGTCGCCGGCCTCGGTGGTGCAAGGCGTGCAGGCCGCAAAGGCCGCGACGCAGGCCTCGAATACCGTTGGCATCACCGCGGTCTATAACCAGATCCAGGCGGCAACGACGCCGCGTTTCGATGCCGGATCGAACCTCCATCAGTACGGTGGCGATACGGGATCGGCGCAGGCCTACTGGTCGATCGACGACCTCGGCTCCGGGCAGTATTACTTTCGCACCCGGCAGAGCTACGACGGAACCAACTGGAACCTTTGGAAGCTGGCGAATGGTGGTAAGCCGGTGGGCGGCCGGGGCGAGTCGGTAACGGTTGAGGACGTCGTCAACGGGGTTGCTGCGGTGTTCGCCCTGCCGGCCAAGGAGACGGTCGCCTTCGTCTCCGGGCTGTGCGCGAATGGCGGAAGCTACACGCTGCCGGACAATCTTTATACCTCGGCCATGATGGCGATTGCCGGCCCCAATGGCTTCAAGGACACCGGCCACCCATCCCACGGCATTGAGCAGTGCGACATCGAGATTCAAGGCGCGCCCGCGACTGGACTCATCGGACCACCCGATTTTCCGACTCTGGTGACCATGCTCTATCAGGACGACAGCGGCAATGAGTGGCAAGGTTCGGCAAACATATTCGCCTTCGCCTTCGACCCGCTCGGCACGAACGTGAGCATGGTCAAAACCGCTTCTGCCGACTGGGCGGTCTTCCAATTGCCTGGAGGCGGAAAGCTGGCGGTCGCTGCCGGCAACGCTGCGGATGGCGCAACCGTTGCCCTGCCTCCCGGATTTTCGATGGCGAATGCGCAGGCAGTCACTTCGCCGCAATCCGGATTCAGTTCGCCCAACGATGCGCACGGTGTTCAGAGTTGCTCGATCGACGCCACCGGCCTGATCTCGATGACGTTTCAGGATGGCTCGGGAAACGTCTGGCCCGGCGTTGCCCAATTCCTGATCTTCGCCTACTCGCCGGGGCTGCTGCTGAATGCCGGATTCCTTGAAATCAACACGCCGGGCGGCTCGCAAGTAGCGCTCGGATCGGGTCACGCGGCCTCGGGAACCCGCATAACACTCCCTAGCGGTTACGATTGGTCGAAGGCGCTGGTCTTCGCGGCGCCGCGCACCTTCAACGATACCGGTCATCCCATGCACGGCGTTTCTGTCTGCTCCGCGGATCGCGGGTATTTGCAACTGGCCTATCAGGATGGCGAAGGCAATACTTGGGATGGCAGTTTGTCTTGGCTCGTTTTTTGCTGGCAATAAAAGGGGGTATGCTCGCGCCATGTTATGTCATTGCGGTTGCGGCGAAGAGACTCGACTCCCCTATCATCGCTATATTCGCGGTCACCAGAGGAAGCAGTCGCTTCGCCCCTATTACACAGTTGAAGACCGCGGCTATAGAACTCCATGCTGGATGTGGGCGCGCGCAATTCATGCGACTTACGGTTACGGGGTTTGCGCACTGCGGCACGGGACGCGGAGGGCCCATCGCGCTTATTTCATCGACCGCTATGGACCGCTTCCCGACGGGAAAGTACCGGACCATCTCTGCAGGCAGCGAGCATGTGTAAATCCCGAGCACATGGAGGCTGTTACTCAGGCCGTCAACGCTCAACGCGGATCAAGGGCCAAACTAACCCCGATGCTAGTCGTTGCAATTAGGGAGTCAGCTACTCGCGGCAGTTACCCGGAGGTTGCACGTAGATTCGATGTGCATCCCGCAACCATCTGCCGAATCGTCCAGGGGAAACGATGGGCCTGATGCCGCTCGACTGGCGCCGCCGCTCCTACGACCTCACCTGGCGCATTGCCCGGCCGGAAGACATGGAGACGCTGCGCACGCTCCACCGCCGCGATGGTGGGCGCATCAACCCCTCGGTACTACCGAACCTCGAAGAGCCTCCCGTGCTGGTCGCCTTGGTCGCCGAAGACGAGCATGGCGAAATCGTGTACGGCGCATACGTTGAGGCGATTGCGCATATCCGCGCTATCGGCGTGCATCGTCACGGACTCGAATCGCTCATCGGGCTAAAATCCGCGCTCGCGAGCTTCCTGCGCGCAGCCAAATTTCGCATGGTGAAGGTGAATTTCAGGCGGCAAATGACCTTCGCCGTCCGGCCCCTGCTCATTCAGGAGGGATTCGTTGAGGAGGATCAACAAGGGCCGAATTTTGCGTACAGGCTCAGATAGAATAGCGGTGCCGCACACAGCGAGCCGTGGAGGGCTCCCCGATGGACCTGATTGCGCAGGCCGCGACACCGCTCGCCCCATCCTATCGCGAGATTCAGCTTAGCCAAGGCAAAGTAGCAATTGTTGATGCCGATGACTATGAAGGCCTAGCTGCCTTTAAGTGGTACGCGAAAAGAGGCGGCGCTTCCAAAAATCGCTGGTATGCCACAAGAAATTCCCTAAAGCACGAAGGTATCGGCCGGACTATCCCAATGCACCAAGCCATCATGGGCACGCCTCCCGCGCCGGGGCTCACCGTGGATCATCGCGATCACGAGGCGACCCTCGACAATCGCCGCAACAATCTGCGATGGGCGACCTGCGGGGAACAAATGCGCAACCGAGGCAAATTCTCTAATAACACGAGTGGCTACAAAGGCGTGTATTGGCACAGCGCGGCGAGAAAATGGCGGCCACTTCTCGTCGTAGATAAACGTCGTATCAGTCTTGGCCTCTACGCGACGCCCGAAGCAGCCTATGCCGCGCGCTGTCAGGCCATTGCGCGACTCGCATAGTTTTTTGGTATGAGTTCCATGGTCACCCAGGGCTGCGATGAAACCATGGCATTACCGGGTCCGATGGGACAACTGGCACCGTTGCTGGATGGTCGAGTGGCGGGTGCAGGCTATCGTCGATGGCACTTACAGCCCGATGCAATGCTTCGGGGAGTGGGACATTGCGCGCGACTTCGCCCTCGAAGCGGCGCGGTCTGATTACAGCTACGCATAGCCATTCCCTCACCCTTTTGGTATGAGTTCCTGCGTTGTGAGGGGGTGCCTTATCGGCGGTGATGCGGGTACCAATGCGGCGAAATCAGAGAACACCGATAGCACCAACTGGGAAAACTCCGGCGTCGGCAGCTATAACGCCGATCTGGGCAGTTACATGAGCAACGTCAATAGTGCTCTGGCTGCCGGCAATCCCTATCAGTCGACCGCTTATAAAACCTCGCAGAACCTCGAGACCTCGGGCGCGATGAACGCGGCCGATACCGCCGCCAAGGCAGCCACGCGCGGCGCGGCGCTGCGCACTGGCGAGAACGCCGCGGCGGTCAATCCGAGCACTTCCGAGAATGCGCTTGCCGCGCAGCGCACGCAGGACACCTACAACGCGACCCGCGACACGGCGAACGATCAGGCATGGGAGCAGGAGAAGCAGGGCCTCATGGGCCAGCAACTCGCCGGCGCGAACTCGCAGGCTGCAGCCAATGCGAACTATGGCCAGCAGCGCAGCTCGGCCACGCAGGGACTTCTCTCGCAGCAGGAGCAGGAAGACCAGATGTGGGCAGGCCTCGGCACTGCGGCCATGGGCGACCTCGGTAAAGGACTCACCGCGGCTTATACATAGGAGCACTCGAAATGCCACCAACGGTGCCTTTTGTCGCCGACGAAGAAGATCAGGACGACCCGGCAAACGACCTGTACAGCGGTCCCGCGCGCGGCAAGGATGACGACGCGAACGATGATGACGCGAACACCGGCGCACAGCCGCACGGTGCCTCTGGCAAATTCGGTCCCAGCGGATCGGGCAAAGACGACGGCTCTTCTGCCATGCCCGGCCCATCGACCGCCGTTTCGGCAGATGCCGACGAGCAGGCCTTAGTCGCGCCGAAATACACGGCGCCCGACCGCACCGCGCTCAACGCCGCGCAAAGCAAGCTGACCAGCGACTCTGCCGCCATCAACCGGGCGGAGTATAAGCCGAAGTGGTATGACCGCCTGCTCGGTGGCGTTGCCGGCGGACTGAGCGGTGACGTGGAAGGCGGCCAACAGGTCACCAACCGGCGCCTCATTGGAGCGCAGAAACAGCAGGCGGCGAACGTGGCCGCTGATACCACGGCGCTGCAGGCGGAGCAGGGTAAGATCGCCGGCCAAGATCAGGACTTCGAACACCAACTGCAAGGCCTTCATGGCCAGGTGGCAGCGGCGAACGCAAACTCGCTCACCGGCGAGCGAGCCGCCAAGGCGGAGAAATACGATGCGGCGATCGACCCGCAGTCCATCCATCAGGGCGACGATGGCCAATGGATCGGCACCACCTACGGTGGAAAGCAAGTACCAACCGCGCAGCCGAAGTGGGCAGCGCCAAAACCGCCGCCGACGCCGAAGACCTATGAGGAGCTGGTCGAGGCGTCGAAGGACCCGCAATACAAGCCCGAACAGCAGAAGGCCTTCTCCGATGCGGCCAAGCAGATCGAGTCCAAGGAAGTGAAGAAGTTCTCGGCCACGGCGCCGCGGCCGAGCGAAGGTGAAGTCCAGTATGGCGACTGGAAGAAGGCATTCCAGCAGCAGAACGGCCGACCTCCCAACTCAGACGAAATCAACGCGTATCGGCGCGGCGGCCAGGGTGGCGAGGGTGGCGTTAACAAGACGGATTACAAAAACCCGGAGGAAGCGCGGAAGGCAAAGGATACCGCCTTCACCACACAGCAGAATAATTACGACATGGCGCGCCGGCGCATCCTCGCGAGCGACTCTTCAGCGGCGGATAAGCAAAAACAGATCGCGGATCTCGACCAGCAGAACAACCAGGCCAAACAGACCATTCAGTCGGACTTCGAATCCTCGCTGCGCCAATTCAACCCCAGCCGCGGCCAGGTCGGCTCGCCAGCGCGGCAGGCGCCACCGGCAGGTGGCCGGCAACAGCCGATCATCGCGCCGAAGAGCGGGCACCGGCTGGCCATCGGGCAGCAGGTCAATGTCCCCGGCAAGGGCATGCGCTACGTCACCGGGTACGTCAATGGCAAAGTGCAGGTAGACACGAAGCCACCCGCGAGAGGCTAGCCGGATGGCCACTCAAGCCGTCACCCCGGAGCTGCATCCCGACGAAGTCGAAGACCAGAGCATCCAGCAGGCAGGCGACGTAGGCGCCACTTACGCGCCGGCGCCACTGCAACGCGCGACCGAAGACCTGGGCGTTCAGTACGTGAAGCCGCCCGACGACCCGAATGTCGTGCGCCAGAATGAGGTCTCCTCCGGAGCCAAAGTTATCGCTGGCGTCGAGCAGGGCGAGCCGCGGCAAGTCGACGTCGAGGATCCCGCCACCTTCAAGGCCAACGCGCAGCAGGTAGCGCCGCATGAGCTGTACCACCTATGGGTCGGCAACCTCACGCCATCGGTGGCCGCGCGTATTCCCATCAGCAAGTCGATGGATGACTACAAGCAGCCCACGGCCGAGGACCTCAATGCCATGCGCGCCAAGGGCATGACGTTGCTCGATGTGCCGAGCGAGAAGGCTGGGCAGATGATGGCCTGGTCGGCGCTGCACCCCGAGGATCAAAAGTTCCAGGCGGCGATGAAGCCATATCTCGACGACATGCGCAAAACGTCGCCCTCGGTCATCCAGGCCACCGGTCCAAACGATGCCACGATCAACACCCGGCCGCGCGCTCCGCTAGGGCCGCCCGACAACATTCCGGGCATGGAAGGCTTTTATCACCACATCGAGCCGGGCGCCAACCGGCTCATCACGCGTGCCACGGCCGCGAAGTACGTTCAAAAAGCGAATGGAAATCCAGCCGTCGCCCGAGCTATGGCGGCGCACGACGGACACAGGTTCTAGATGCCAGATACCGCAACCATCACGCTCGACCCGTCCGAGGTTCAGGAGGCCAGCAGCAGTTCTGCCGTGCCCACGCTCGACCCATCCGAGGTCGCCGACAATTCGGCGCCGACGATGTCAAAAACCGAAGCCTCCGCCGCGCTCGACCAGTATTCCGGCAATATGGGCAACCGCCCGGTATCGCGGCCGGCCGGCACACCCATGCCGCAGTTCACCCCGCCCAGCCAGCCACTTGATGCTGCGTCCCAGGCCTTCGAGCAGAACGTCGAGGCGTTGCCCGAGCAGGAACGCACCGAGTTCCAAAACGCAGCGCCGGCACCGAAGACCATCGCCGAGACGGCTAACTATCGTCCGCAATTCGCGCTTACCGGCGTGCATCCCGGCAACATCACCAAACCGGCCCAGCCAGCCGCGCCGAAGATGCAGACTTCCGCAGAGCGTGCCGCCGCGGCGGTCAGCCAAGACCCGAATGTGCGCTTTGGGCGTGCGGCGATCGGCACCGGCCCGGCAGTCCAGACACCGGTGGGCGCGGCAGTCCAATCGGCCAAGACCGGCGCGTCCGAGATGAAGCAGGGCCTCGATATGCTCGGCCCCGACTTCGCGCCGAACTCCGACCCGAAGCAGTTAGCCGTCGGCTACACCCATCTCATGAATGGCATCATGACGGCGACCGGGCCGGAGGTCACCCTCGCCATGGGCGAGAATCCCTGGCCGTTTATCAAGGGTATGGTCACCGGCGCGATCACTGGCGAGGCTTCGAAGAAACTGGTCCAGGCAGCCGGTGGCTCGCCCGAGTATCAGGAGCTTGCGAAAACAGCTGGCTTCTTCCTGCCGACCGTGGCCGGCGCGCTTACCGGTGCCCAAGGCATGCTCGAAACCCGTGGCGTCACCACGCGCGGCACGGCCGAGGCCTTTGGCGGAGGCGCGAAGGGCGGATTCGAGGTCGATCCCTACACGGTCAAGGTAGCCGGGCGCGTGGGACGTACCGGCATCGGCGCCGAGTTCGAGCGCTTTCCCGGGGCCAAGGCGCAGCGCGCGGCCAACTACGGGCAAGAGGCTGCGCCACCGCCGCCCGATCCCGCCATGCAGCAGCATCAGGCGGATACCGCTGCCGCAGTGAAGGCGCTCACCGATGGCGCTGCGGCCGATGCGAATGCCGCGCGCCAGGCTGCCGGCGTTCCGCCACCGCCGCCACCGAAACCACCGATGCCGGCCGGCATGGATCAGGGCGAACTGCGCCCGGCGGTCGTCTCTAATCTGGCCAAGATGGTGCAGATAGCGCCACCCCAGATGCGCGCTGGCATGTTCCTCGAAGCGCACGCGCAGCTTGCCGGCTGGCTGGGCACGCAACGTACGGTCATCCTGCCCGACGGCAAGATGCAGGTTATCGACTCGCCCAAGAAGGCCGAGACGGTCGCGCAGGACATCCTCAACAACGAGGTCGAGCGCCATCAGCAGGCCCATCAGGACATGCTCGACCAGCGGGCAGAGCAGCAGAAGCAAGCCGAAGAGCAGGCGAAAGAGGAAACCGAGCAGGCAGCCTCACAACCGAACGAAAAAGGGGAAGAGGAGAATCCGCTCCTCAACCGGGCCAAGACCATCCTCGCCGCCAACCAGGATGCGCCCCCGGTACGGCAGGTTGCGCTCTTGCAGCGCCAGCTTCGCGTCGGGCCAGGATTGGCTCAGCAGCTTCACGCCAGGGTCACCCAGGCGCTCCAGGTGCCGGGAACCGGCAACATGGTCGGCTCTTCAACCCACCCCGTCACCGAAGAGCCGCGCGAGCAGATCGACCAGCAAATCGCCTCGCTGGCTGGTGGCACGGTGCCGGTGGTTCATTTGCCCGAGGGAACGCAGTACCGTCCCGCGATCCCGCCGGGCATGAAGATGATTCGCGTCTCAGGCGATGCGCCGGGCGCGGGCATGTACCTCTACAATCCCGCCAAGATTCAGGCTGCGGCGATCAAGGAAGCCGCCAAGAACGGCACCCACGGCGACCTGCTCGGCCACATCGCGCAGAAAGAGGACATTCCCGGCATGAAGGTGCCGGCGGTGCTTCAGGCGAAAGCAGCCGATGGGACACCGATTCAGGAGTCGGTCGTCGACGCAGCCGACCCGGCGATGGTGCGTGCCCAGGCCGAGGCGCTGCGCGAGCGGCATCCTGGCGCAGCCGTCCAGGCGCGGCATCCCAAAGCGGCCATCAACGAGCGCGATCACGCACTGGCCCGCTCGGCCACGAACGGCGGAGACATTTTCGATCACATCGCGCAACAGCGAGGAAAGGAGGAAAGCCATGCCGAAGTACGCAAGCAGGCAGCAGGAGAGATGGGCCAACAGCCCAACGGGCCGGAGGGAACTGGGACCGGCGGAAGTAGCGAAACGGAACGCGGCCAGCAAGGGCGCGAAGCTACCCGCCAAGGCACCGGCGCGGAGGAAGTAGCAACCCATGCCCAAGGGGCGGAAGGAGGTCGCGGAGAGCCAGAGCGGGCGGGGCAGTCGGGAAAGGCTGCCCCGGCCAAATACGATTACGGCAACACGCAAGCAGATATTCCGGCAGGGAGCGACGCGGCGAAAGCTCTGGCTGCAGCGCGGAGCCGCATCGACAAAGCTGACCTCGCGCCTACTTCCCACGGTGGCAACGATGAGGGCCTGGAGACGGAGCCGCACATCACGGTGCGCTATGGGATCAAGGGCGAAGACACCGCTGGTATCCGCGCGTTCCTCGAGAAGCAGGCGCCATTCGAGGCGACTCTCGGGGCGAGCGATGCCTTCCCTCCAAGCAAGTCGAGCGACGGCACCGCGCCGATCATTGCGCCAGTTGAGTCGTCCGATCTGCGTCGCATCGAGGCCGAACTCGACAAGCATGGCGATTTCATCGACCGCACTTTTCCCGAATACAAGCCCCATGCAACGATCGCCTATGTGAAACCGGAGGCCATCGACAAGTACAAGGGGATGCCAGAGACGAAGGGCAAGACCTTCCTGGTGCGCTCTATCAGCATTTCCAAGCGCGATGGCAGCACGGAATCCGTTCCGCTCCACGGCGAGCGCCGACGGGACACAGCAGAACGCCGGCGCATTGCCGAGATGTCGCCCGAGGAGATGCGCCGCGAACTCCTTACATCGGACAAGACCGGGCTGCCCAACCGCCGCGCCTTCGAAGATGCCGAGCATGCAGCGCCGGCCAAGGCGATCGCCATGTCGGACGCCGACGGGCTGAAGGCGTTGAACGACCGGTACGGCTACGCAGCCGGCGACCAGCTATTGAAAGCCAAGGCTGAGGAGCTGCAGGCGGCCGGGGTCGAGGCCTACCACGACAAGGGCGACGAGTTCCTTTACCGTGGGGAGTCTCCGGAGGAATTGAGCCGCAAGCTCGAGGTCGCGCGCGAAGGCCTGCGCAACCGCGAAATTGAAGTCACGATGAAGGATGGCACCGTTCGCCGGTTCAAAGGTGCTGACTTCAGCTATGGAATAGGGAAGGATGCCGATGCCGCAGAATCCAAACTCAAGCAGCACAAGGCCGAGCGGGAAGCCAGCGGCGAACGCGCCCGCGGAGAGCTTCGCGGCATTCAAGAAACTGGACCCGAAGCAGATCGCAGACGTGAAGGTGCTGCCGAGAAAGCGCCGCTTGCCAAAGGTGACAGGGGCATCCGATTCAGGGATGACCACGGTGTCGAACGAACTGGCACAGTCCTCCACACCAACGACCGCATCACCCGCCTACGACTGGGAAGCGGCGCAGAAAACACAGTAAAGAACGCGGACGTCATCGGCGCGCGACCGATTCCCCATGCCGGCGAAGTGGGCGAGCTCCACTCGTCGCAGATGGAGCGGTCCCCAAAAGACTTCCAGTACAAGGTCTCGAACATCGGCGAGGGCGGCGTCTCGAACCTGCTCAAAGGCAGCGAGTGGAATCGCGACCTCTCGGGCATCGTCTCCGCCTGGCGCGACCCGGCCACGGGCAAGGTCTACGTGGTCAACGGACACCACCGCCATGAGCGCGCCGAGGCGACCGGTGGCCAGAACCTCGCAGTGCGTATGCTCGATGTCGACAACCGCGAGCAGGCACGCGCTGTAGGCGCGCTGCAAAACATCGCTGAGGGCCGCGGCACGGCCATCGACGCGGCCAAGTTCATGCGCGATTCAGGCATGACGCTCGAGGACCTGGAGAAGCGCGGCATCTCGATGGGCGAAGCCACGGCGCAGAACGGCGTGGCGTTGGCCCGGCTCGACCCCTCGATCTTCGAGCAGGTAGCCATCGGAAAGCTCTCCGAGCGCAAGGGCGTCGCCATCGGGCGGGCGACCGACAACGCGGCTACGCAAGAGGCCATTGTCAAGATGATTGCCAAGGCTGAGGCGCGCGGCCGGCATGTGAGCGAGGGCGCAGTCCAGGAGCTTGCCCGCTTTGCTGCCAGCGCCGGAGAAACCGAGCAAACCGTCGAATCGCTCTTCGGAAACCGGGTCGAAACGCAGAACCTTGCCTTAGAGAAGGCGGACGTATCGGCATACATCCAGAAGCAACTGCGCCAGGAGAAGACGATATTCGGCGCCGTCTCAAGCGAGGCGCGAGCGAAGACGCTTTCCCGAACCGGGAACAGGATCGAAGCCGCCAAGAATGCGGCCGAGGCGACTGCTGCAAGCCAGGCGCTCGAGGTGTACGATCGGCTGAGCGCGCGACGTGGCCCGGTCGACGACGCGCTGAATGCCGCAGCCAAGGACATCGCCGATGGCAAGCCAGCCAACAACGCCAAGCAGCGCGCCTACGAAGCAGTCCGCGCCGCAGTACGCGAAGCTCTCGGAAGTCTCGAAGCAGAAGGTACTGGGCGAGTTCAGCCGGATACAGGGCGAGGAGCGGAAGCGCAAGAAGAAGGACGACTCTCAGCCCAAGAGCTAGAGGACGCCGGCCAGTCCGGCATTTCGTTTACCCCTGAAATTCAATCTCTGTTCACGCGCGACCGTGGGCCCGTTTCCCCACGCGACGCCACGCCCGAGCAGCAGGCCAGGGCGCAGCGGCTCACCACCTCCGACCCGAAGTTTCCCTATCTCGATCGCGCCGGCGTCGCCAAGCTCTACCAGCAAAACCTGCGCCGCGCCGTCACCGAGCCGGAGACGCCGACCCTGCCCGGCCTCGAGCAGCACGTCGAAGCGCATACCCGCTCGGCCGAGGAAGTCTCTGCTGAAGCGCTCAAGCAATCGGGCGCCAAGGACATCTCGAGCGCGGCCGGTCGTATGGAGCGCGACGCGCCGTTGTTCCGCGAGAGTGGGGCGAGTGAGCAGGGTGCGCTCTTCACCAAGCCGAAGCCACCGCAGCCGGGTGCCGGGCAGCAGGCCATTAACTTCGAAGTGCCACAGGGTTTCACCGAACACCCGGTAGAGAAGCGAACGACCTACTATCGCGACGCCGAGCGCGCGAAGAACTTCTCCCTTAACTGGAATTTGAGCCATGCCCGCGCTATCGTCCATGCGGCGGCCGAGGGCGGGGCACCGGTAGTCGAACTCAACCCGCACGCCTATCAGGCGATCAACAAGATCATTCAGGCCAGCCGAAACATGGCGCTTCCGGATTGGGGCGGATGTTACTTTACGGCAGACTCAGCCCGGCGTCTCGAAGCGCAAATTGAGGAGCATTCCCAAAAGGCGCTGGGTGCTGGCGACGATCTCCTCACGGCTTTGCGCAGCGGCCGCGCGCCCGGAGGCGGAATCATCCTGCTACGCGGTGACATCGGCCAGAACGGTGCCCGCGAAGAACTGGCGCACTGGTGGTTCGACCAGAACATTCAGCGGTCGGGCGAGGCTAGAAACATGGCCGATGCCCTAGTCGCGAGTCCGGTCATGCAACTCGCCATCCGGCAACTCATGCTGCAGGGCTATCCCATCAAGCAGATGTCCGATGTCTTCCTGCTCAACGAAGCTATGGCTAAGACGCTGGCCGATGCCGGTGGCGAACTCATGCCGCTGCGCTCCGAAGACTACCGGCTGCTGCTGAATCAGGCGCTGAATCACTTACAGCGGGAGATGACCACAGTTACCTTTAGACAGGCGCTCAACGCTTTGCCCGAGGTTTCACCCGCGGCGCGTGCAATCATAGACGCCTGGAGGCAGCGCAATGATGACCTCGGACGGCAGTCACTTCCGACCACTGGAACGGCCGAATCAGAAAAAGACCTCTCCCATACTAGAGGCAATAGCGAAGGCAGCTCGCGCCCTCCGCCAGAAGGGGCAGACGCCGGTCTTCTTTTCACGCCCCAAAGGCAGTCCGCAGAACCCCGAGGGCGAGACGAAGTAGGCTTCGGCGCGACCGCCGATGGCATCTCGCCCGAGGCCATGAGTCGCGTGCCCGGCGCCGAGATGGCGCACAACGCTCGTGCCTACGTCGCCGACCAGACGGAGAAGGTCGCCGGCTCCCGCGAACTGTCCGAGGGTATTGCCAAGCTCGAAAAGCAGTATGAAGCCGACGTCATCCGCGCCAAGCAGGCTATGGAGTCGATGCCCGGCAAGGCGGCCGACCAGGAAGCCATCTATCACTTCCTCGAAAATCCCGACGAGACGCTGAATCCGTTGCAGGAGCAGATTCTCTCCGAGACCCTGGCCCCGGTGCAGTACGAATCCGAGCGCATCTGGCAGAAGCTCAACGCTGGCCAGATGCCGGTCGACAACTACGTGCACCGCATCGTGCGCGAGCGCGGTGGTCTGGTCGACCGCATCGTTCAATCGGGCGGCGTGCGCAAGCTAACCGGCAAAGGCAACATCTTCCGCAAGTCGGCCGGCGCGCTCAAGCGGCGCACCATGATGGCCATTCAGCATGACACCACCGGCGACCGCCAGGTCGTGTCCATCAAGAGCGGCCGCGTCACGCAGTGGAAGGATGGCGAGCCGCGCGATCGCGGCGACCTGCGCTCCGGGCTGACCACGCGCCTCGAAGACCTGGATCCGCATCTTGAGGCCGTTGCCAAGAACATTGTCGACACCGATCAAGCCATCCGCGATCTGCCGCGCAGTGATCGCCAGGCCGCAGCCGATAAGCTGCAGAAACAGATCGACAAACTCGAAGCGACGCTGTCGACGGTCGCGGGACGCAAGGCGGAGGCAGGGAAGGCTGGCCAGCTTCCCGGCAATCTGCGTCGGGAAATCGCCTCGCTCACCGCCAAGCGCGACACCGTGCTTTCCACCCCGCTCGATCGCTACAAACTCAGTAGCCGCGGCGAGGACCAGATGCGCCGGCTGAAAGAGAAGCAGACGACCTACACCAACCAGCGCGCCCGTCTGCTCGAAAAAATTCCGACCGAGCACATGATGGACAAGCTCTGGAAGGACAAGGACGGCCGGAACTGGCGCATCACCCAGGCGACGACCAAGGAAATCGAAGCCCATACCGGGCTGCGCTACTACCACAACGCTGCGGCCAGCGTCTTTTCGAACTACCTGGAACTGCGCAAGGCGGAGCGCGCCTTCGACTATCTAGAGGCCTATAAGAGTTCGCCCGAGTTCGCACGCATCGCTGTCCATCCCTCGACCCAGGTCGCGACCGGCAAAGCAGTCGACGTGCCCGAGGGCTGGCAGACCACGACTCTGCCCACCTTCGCCGGCTACTACTTCGAGCCGCACGTCGCCGAGGTCCTCGACCAGTATGCGAAGCAGCTCCAGGCGAAAGGCCCGAGCGTCTTCGAGAAGGTCGGCGCCTTCCTGCGGACCGCGATCTTCTTCAACCCGCTCATGCACATCCCCAACCTGCTCAGCCATTGGGCGGTGGAGAAGGGTGTCTCCGGCCTGGTCAACCCGTTCGGCTACGGCCGCAGCCTGCGCGCCCTAGTGAAAGCGGTCGACGCGGTGAGCCATCAGAACCAGGACTTTCTCGATGCGCTCGATGCCGGCGGGGCCCTGCAATCGCAGAAGTTCGAGACCCAGCAGTTTGCCGACGTCATGATGAAGAAGATTGTCGACGAGATGGAACGCGATCCCTCGACACTGGCCAAGCTCGCCCGAGCACTCGGCTACGCGGACCCGCGAAAGCTGATTGCCGCAGTCTACAAATTCTCTGGCCGCGCGACATGGTACTCGAACGACATCCTCTTTCTGCAGTCGGCCTACGAGAAGGTGGCCAAAGGCGTGACACTCGAAGCCGCGCTGCGCGAGACGGGCAAACACATCCCGACATACCGGCTGCCGGCGCGCATCTTCAACTCGAAGGCCATGGCGACGCTGATGTCCAATCCGAACCTCACCATGTTTGGCGCCTACCACTACGGCGCGCTGGCCTCTTACGGCAAAGCACTGCGCAGCGTCTTCGCTCCCGCGGCCGAAGCCGGAGAAAACGCCGAGGGCGACGGAGTGAACGAAGCCGGGCGGACCTCGACCGAAGAGCGCGCGCATGGCCTCGACATCATGGCCGCTATCGGGCTGATGACCTTCGTCGCGCTGCCGGCCATCGACCAGGTGTTGAAGCGGGTCACGGGAAACAGTCGCGCCGAGCTACGGCGCCCCGGTGCCTCGACCTTCGTCTATAACCTGACCAAGCTGATCGAGGGCGAGGAGACCCCGGTCGAGTTCGCTGAGTCGGTCGTTACGCCGGCGGTGGGCACCAAGGCCGCGGTCGAGCTGGCCTTCAACCGGGATCTGCGCACCGGCCATAACCTTTACGACCCGCATGCGCCGGCGAAGGAACTGGGTCGGCAGGCGGGCGAATATGCCGCGTCGCAGGTGGGACCGCTCAACCAGATGCAGCGCGTGCAGCAGGGCAGCATGGACCTGCGAAAGATGCTTTACCAGATGGTCGGCGTGGGCTTCCCGCTCCATGGTCCCGAGCGCCGCGCCATCGAAATCAACGCGGCCAAGCTCTCGGCATTGCCGCAAAAAAGCGCGGAGCGGCGGCATGGCATCCTGCGATCGCGCGCCTTGCACGATGCCTGGGATGGGGACTTCCGTGCGCTCAACAAGCTCGATGCCTCCGACGAGTTCACCGAGAAGGAAAAACGGGCTATCTGGAAAGAGTCGATGGAGTCGCCCTTGTTGGCGCAGACCCACAGCATGGGTTACGACGAAGTGCTTTCCGTCTATCACGCCCACGGCGCCACGCCGGAGGAGAAGGAATTACTGCGCGAGGTACTCGATCGGAAGCTCGCCAACCTTATCAAGGGTGGCAAGGATGTCGAGGATGAAGAAAAACCCGAGTAATTCTTGCGCTGTTGCACAATAAGCACGGATGCCCAGACGGAAAAAGACGAAGGCCGCGCCACCGCTGCGGCGCTCGACCGGACCGCCCATCAGCGAATTAGAGATGGCCTTTTGCCATTACCTGATGGGATCGGACGCCGAGGGCAACCGGCGCACCGCCGAGCAATGCGCGACCATGGCCGGGCTACCACGGGAGGACGCTCAGACGATTGCCGCCTCGGCCCGGGTGCGCAACTACTGCGATCAGTACACCAGCGAACTGGCGCGGCAGATGGCCTGCCAGGAAGCGATGCGGCGCGCCGACTACGAGCTGTCGCCGATGGCCATTGCCGGTGAGCTCTTTTACTTGCTGAAGCATGGCCGTGACGAGCGCGCCCGGGTGGCGGCTGGCGCGAAGCTGCTGGATTGGCTGGGTCCGCTCGACGACCGCATGAAGCGCGCGACCACCGAGGACCTGCGTTACTTTGCCGACCATGGCCATTGGCCGGAAGAGCGCCTGCTGCGCCAGCCGCGCCCCACTGCGCCAGCGCCGGGAACCACTGCACCCAACCCGGTGATTGACCAAGTGATCGAAGCGAATGCGCCGCGGCCGGCTATGGAGTTCGACTTTTGATTGCCGCAGATACCAACCGGACCAGCCCGCTACTTCGGGCGATGGCTCTGCGCACGCTCTCCCGCCGCACCCAGGAACTGGAGATTGCGACCGACACGCCGGCCGAAGATACCGAGGCGCACCGCGAACATACGGAGAACCAGGTTCGCCTGGCCATGGCCATTCCTGCCGGGTGGCTGCTGAAGCACACCAAAACATACAACGAGCACTGGGCCGATGAGGGCATGGCGTCGCCCGAAGAGCCGTTCCCCGACTATCCGTACCTGCACTACACGCTCGAAGTGCTCTCCGATCCCGAGGAGAAGGTCATCTGCATCGAGAAATCGCGCGACATGATGGCGTCCTGGCTGTGTGTCGGCTTCTTCACCTACATGGCGCAAAAGCGGCCGCGCACGCAGTGCGTCTTCCAATCGCAGGAAGAGGAGAAGGCCTTCCAGCTTATCGACTACGCGAAACAATTGTGGCGCTCGCAGCCACAATATTTGCGGGATGCCTACCCACTCACTCGCGATGTGGACGACTTTGCCAAGGGCGAGCTGGCCTTCCTCCACGGCTCGGAATTGTTTGCCATCGCCGGTGGCGCGAATAAACTGCGCTCCTATCACCCATGGGGCTATCTCAACGACGAGACGACCTTCCAGGCCGAGGCCGGCAAGAGTTACGCGAACGCGCTCGCGGCCTGCAACAAGATCGTGCTCAATTCCTCGGCCGGCTCCGCGTGGTACGCAGATTTTCGCAATGACGTAAATGTGTGAATATATAGGGATTATGGGCGGCAGAACGACGAAGGAATATCAGCGGGCATACGCGAAGCGCCGCAGCGTATACAAGGCGCAGAAGTCCCGGGAGTGGCGCGCTCGGCATCCGGACCCCAAGGCCTACTCGCGCGCTGCCGGCAAGAAGACCTATCAGCGCAACAAGGACTACTATGCCAAACGTAACCGCGCCTATTACCTGCGGATGATGGCCGAGAATCCTCGGTACAGTGCGGAGCTTCAGCGAAGATATCCAGAAGCCAGCAAGGTCGCGCGCCAGCGACGCATCGCGCGCATGGCAAACGCGGAGGGCAACATCACGCCAGCGCAGTGGCGCGCGGTCTGCACCCGTTACGGGAACAAGTGCCTCTGCTGTGGCAGGCGACCGCCCGAGGTCGGACTCACCATGGATCATGTCATCCCGATTTCAAAGGGCGGCACTCACACGGAAGACAATATCCAGCCGTTGTGCGGCTCCTGCAACAGCAGGAAGCACACGCGGATTCTGGATTACAGGCCTTTCTGATGAGCCAACGGATGGAGGAAGTTTGGCAAGAGCTCGACGAGCTAGAGCCGCAGTCGATGGTCGAAATTACCCGCGGCCTGGGCATCCGTCGCAAGGCACCAGCCACGCTCGGCAGCCGCGGCATTCCGGTGCTCACCCTGCACTATTCGGCCGATCCGCGCCGCGACCCGGAGACGCCCGAGGGCGCGCTATGGGTGCAGCGGCAGCGTAACGACTACCCGTCGCAAGGTGACTGGGACCGCGAGATGGAAATCGACGACCTGGCCGGTGGTGGCGAGCTGCTGCTCAACCCCCTGCTCAAGGCCTACGCCAAGCTCATCATCATCACCGACCCGGCGTGGAAGCCGAACCCGCGCTGGGACTGCGTCGAAGGCTTCGATCACGGCGTCTCGAACGCGACCGCCATGGTCAAGAAATACATCGACTTCAACGGTGACCGCTATTTATGCGGGGAATACTATAACTGGCGCCGCGACCCGCGCGGCCCGGATCCCGGATGGTCGAACGAAATCTGGCAGAACGCGCCCGGCTTGAATGCGCTGCATGCCCTGCGCAAGCCGCGGTGGTGCTTCGCCGACCCGTCGATCTTCAATCAGAAGAGCCAGGCGCAGAAGGACGGGACCTTCGCCTTCGTGAATACCATCTATCGCGAGAATGGCGTCAAGTTCCTGCAATCCTACCCGGAGTCATTGACCCGCAGCGACGAGAGTTACATGACCCGGCTACGCGAGCACTGGGGTGGCCTGGATGTCGACGGTATGCGGCCAACGCTCTACATCGTCTGCCGCAACGAAACCGGATTCCGCCAGCCGGGCTTCCATCCCTACGACTGCCCGAATTTGCTTTGGGAGTGGCGGCGTCGCCGGCGTGTGGAATTGACCGACCGGCAATTGCTCACGCGCAACCAGTCCGACCAGGTGGTGCAGAAGGACAATCACGCCTGCGACGCGGACAAGTATTGCGAGATGCCCTTGCCGCGACCGACGCAAAAGAGCGTTGAAGAGATATTCCAAGACACCATCGTCGGACCGACGAACAAGGCTCTCGCCGAGCGCGGGCAGCCACCGCTCAATCCAATGTCGCAGGCGATCGCGCAGCAGCGGTTCCTGGCGCTCGGCGCCGGGCAGAAGAAATCCAAGCAGGTCTCGATGCGGAACAAGGCGCGGATGCTACGGTAGTCGCTGCCGGGAAATGCCACCATACGTATCGGCAAGGTGCGACGGCCTCTCCATCCAGTAGGGCAAGCCGTACCAAAACGGCGCTGCGCCCCATTCCACTTTCCTCCATTTGTTGATGTCAAGATAATCGACGCGCGGTTCAAGGGCGACAATCTCCGGCGCGACCGCAGACAGCGCGCGCACGGGCAGCACCTTCGCGGCGAGAACTGCGCTGGCGAGTTTGAAGAAATTGCGGCGGTTCATGGTCGCCATCATTGCACACACAGAGGAAAGCCCGGCTTGCGCCGGGCCTTCCCTTTTGCCACAGATGCAGTGCTCACAGCTTACTGTGAGTGCTGTTCTCCCTGCTGCGCCTGTTCGCCCTCGGCGCCTTGCTGTCCCTGTTCACCCTCGGCGCCCGACTCGGCAGCGCCTTCGACCGGTGCAGCACCGGCATCGCCTTCCGGCAGACCGCGTTGTCGGCCGGCCGCTTGTGCCTGTTTAAGTAGCGCCTGAGAGCGAGCGGTCGGAGGATTGATGCGCTCGGCCACCACGCTGGCAGGATTCTCCGGCGTAGGCTTGGCCATGCCGCCTTGGGCAACTACGTCGGTGGCAGTGGCTCCCTGCGCCGGCACCAGCGAGTCTTTGACCGGACCGCGACCAGCCTGCCCGTGCGACTCGCGCTGTGCCAGAGCGGCAGCGACGGTTCCCGCAGCCTCGGTGTCGAGCACCATGGCCGGCAGGTCGATCGCCTCGGCCGCATCGGGCAGCAGGTCCGTCCAGTAGACCGATTCTCGTCCCGCCGTCACGCTGGCTGCGGTACCGTGATGCACCGGACCGGTTCGGGTGAACGCCTTCGACCAATCCGGGCTGCCCAGCATCCGGCGGTCGGGATTCGACAGATAGACGACGGTGAGATAGGGTTCGCCACTCTCGCCCAGACGTTGCTCGTCGAGCGAGGAACTGCCGGTGACATAGGCCAGCCGGGCCATGGCCACGCCGTTCTCAATGACGTGAACGCGCACCACGTCGCCAACCTGCGGTGTCACGGGAGCGCTCTGTTCCGGTTGTGGGGTAAGTTCGGGTTCCGTAGGCTCGTTCGGAGGCGGCTGCTGGGGATCGACAGTTAGCGTGTTTTCCATTTTTGCGTTAGTCCTTTCAGGATTGAGCCGTCAAGCTCGCTGCCCATGTTAGATGGTTCCATGGGCCACCGGTCAGTCGAAAAACCTGTAATGCGCAAGATTCGACTGCACGCGCACGTCGCCGGTCGGCCCGTTGCGCTGCTTGGCGATGATGAACTCGGCAATATTGGCGATGCTCTCGTCGTTGCGATCGTAGTAGCCCGGGCGGTGAATGAAGGCGATGGTATCGGCGTCCTGCTCGATGTTTCCCGACTCGCGCAGATCCCCCAGGCGCGGCTTCTTGTCGGCGCGGCCCTCGACTTCCCGCTTGAGCTGCGCCAGGCAAACCACCGGAACATCGTGCCGCTTGGCATAGCCGCGGAGCGCCCGGCAGTAGAGGCCTAACTCGCGGTCGCGCGTGAGTTCGCGCGAGGTATTCGATGCCATGTATTGCAGATAATCGACGACCAGATAATCGAGCCGGCCGGCCATCTCGGCCTTGGCGACCACCTGCTGCGCCGTCAAATCGCTGGTATCGTCGATGAGCAGCGGCGCGCGTTCTATCTCGGCCAGTGCGTGCGTGACGTAGTTCGTCGCGATGAAATCCTGGCCATCGGTAATTTCTGCCATCCCGAGGTCGGCGATCGAGCAGACCAGCCGGTCGAGGATGCCTTTCTCCGATTGTTCGAGTGAGAAGAAGCCACCGCGGAGACCTTGCACTACCGATAACTCATGGCAGAGATTGACCGCCCATGTAGTCTTGCCCATGCTCGGCCGCGCCGCGATGATGATGAGTTCGCTCGACTGCAGGCCGCCGGTCATCTGGTTGTATTTCTTCCACGGCGTGAGCAGTCCGCGCTTCTGCCCCGGCCGCTGCTGGTACTGCTCGACGGTGCCGTAGGCCTGGCGATAGTAGTCGCCGACCGAGCGCAGGCCTCGACCCATGGCGCGCGCCGAGATGCGCTGCAGGTTGCGTATGGCGTCATCGGCGATGACCGGCGCCTCGGCCTGGTCGAGTCCACCTTCCATGAGGCTATTGCCGGTGCGCACGATGTCGCGCATGGCGCTGCGCTCTTTGAGGATTTGGCAGTAGTCGAGCACGCCGGCGACGGTGCGCAGCACCACGCCCTCGGTGAGCGATGCCACGTAGCCAATGCCACCGACCGACTCCAGTTCGCGCGTGCGCCGCAGATGATCGAGCACGGTGATGGTATCGACATGCCGCTGCTCGGTGGCCATCTTCGCATAGGCGCGGAAGATGCGGCGATGCGAGTCGAGTGAGAAGTCATCTTCTTCGAGTTCGGCAGCGCAGGTGGGCCAGTAAGTACGGAACTCCAGCAGCAATAGGCCGAGGATACTTCTTTCGGTATCGGGAGACGCAGGCATCCCGCGCTCATCCATTGGTTCGGACACGAAGCCCCACTATATTTTTTAGAAAAAGAAGCGCGCGCCTACCATTCCCAATTAAATTTGCGGCGGATAGGCCGCAAGATAGGCGCGCGCTCTGCCAAAGGTTTAATTCGCCGCTGCCGCTTTCGCCGTGCGGTGTTTGCGCGTGCCGGGCGAGTGGAACTCTTCGTCGCGCGATGGGTCCATGGTGTTCGCGTTCTCGCCGTCGTAGCCGGGCAGTGTGGGCTGGTTATCGGGCTTCACCTTGACATTCAGCGGCGCATCGAAATCCATCACATCCTGGCCCTGCGAAAAGGCTACGGCGAACTGCTGGTGAAAGTGGGCATGCAGCCAATTGTGCAGTTGCAGCGGATCGGCGCAGCGCACCTGAAACTGCAGCCAGATACGTGTCTTCTCTTCGAGGCCTTCGCGCTCGAGCGAGAACTTGGCCATCTCGCAGGCGGTGAGCAGCAGGGCGCGCTCTTTGGTGTCGGCAGTGGCATAAACCTCCATGGTCATGCCTGGCATGGTGCGCGACTTATTGAAGACGATGCGAGCGGCGCCGTGCGTGTCCTTCGCGACGTAGGCCATGGCGTCGCCGATCCAGCCCGGCATCCCAGTGACCTCGCCGGTCAGCTCCATGGAGAGCATCAGCTTTTTCTGCGAGATGGCGCCATCTCCTTCGGCATCGCCGCGGCCGCGCAGCGGTACGTAATTGTCGAGATAGCAATATTTCTTAGAACCGGGAAAAAACGTGCGTCCGAGCGGGTTCAACTCCATGGGATAGCGCCTCCAGTTTTAAAACGATGGGTCGTGATCGAAGTCCAGCCTAGCAGGTTCGCGGTGTACCGGAACCGGCTTGCCGGCTTTTTTCTCGCGCTCTAACTTCAGGTTGCGCCACTTCAACTGCTGCGCCTGCGCGGCATCAAGCAGCCTGGTCTGGATCCTCGACCAATCCTGCGGCACCATCGAGAGGCCGGCGGCCATAAGGATGCGGAAGCTATTCGCGCAGATATTACCTTTGAGGCGGTTGCAGTGGTCGCAACAAGGCAACAGGTTTTCGAGGTCATAGCTGCCGTTCTGGCCGCGCGGGATCATGTGGTCCAGGGTCAGATTGAGAATGTCGATGACGAGGCCGCACTCGTAAGGGCAGCGAAAGGCCTTGAGCGCGGCTGCGTTCGAACCCGTCCCGCCACCGAGCTGGCGCCAGAGCCAGAGCGTGAACTGGTCGCGTGTAAAGGGTAGCTTTACACCGTCACGCTTGGCGTAGGTCTGCTGATAGCGATAGAGCGCTTTGGCGCGATCATCGAATTGGAACTCGTCTATCATCCGGCATCTTTTTCGACTTCCAGCAAGATACGCGCGCCAAGCGCGACGCGCGCCGGCTTGCTCAATCGCTGCGCCATCTGTGCCAGAATTGTGACCTGGTTGCGTTCGCTGCCGATGAGCGCCAGTCCGATGGCAACGCCCTGGCCTTCGGTGTGCCGGCTGATTCCGAAGACGACCTGCTGCATGTCGCGCGCATGCGCCCACGCTTCGAAGCCTCGCGTATCGTCGATGGCCATTTCGGCCGCCTGCGTTTCCGTTGGCTTGGGGTCGCGCGGGTAGGTTGGCCGCGCATCCCTGCACTCGTCGAGCAGAACTCTATCCATTAGAAATCGCCTCCGGTTTTACGGATTGAGAAACAACAGATTAGACCCGGCCACTTCTCCGGGTGCCGGGATTTCGGCCAGGCCTAGCTTGATGATTCGGGAGAGCGGCCGCACGAAGCCACCACTCGTAATGTTCGAGTAGCCGCATTCAACGGCAAGATCGGCACGCGCAATCGGCTTTGGCCAACGCTTGATGAGCACGCGCAGCATCTTTTCCGCCGGTGGCCCCATGAGCGTAAAGAATTGACTGTGCAATTCCGCATCGGATGCTGGCGCCGCGACGTGTAGCGTGGCCTGCCGGCCCTGCTCGGTGAGGCGCAGCGCGCCGTTGCCTCCGGACGCGTAACCGGCTTCGACCACTGCGGCGACGGGCCGGGCGAACCCTCCGCTGGTGATATTCGAATAGCCGGCGAAGAGCGCTACCTGCAGACGTGGCACCGGACAGACGCCCACGGCCTCGAGTTTCGCGATCGCCTCCAGAATATTCATCATGGGACCGCTTAGACCGTTGCGATTAGGCTGCGCCCGTGGCAGCGACCAGGACTTGACTTGCGGAGGTGGTATCGGTGGTCGCGTGGGAATCTTTATCGTTTCGAGTATCTTCACAGGTGCAGATTTCTGCGCGTCGGTGATCGCGTCGCGGAGGTCACGGCGGGCATCGTTCACTACTTCAACCAAGATGGCTGCGTTGCCCGCCGCTCTTCCGAGTAATTCCTCTAGGCTATCCGCGATGAGCTTGCGGGCGTGACGCTCATTGCCGAGCGCGATCAGACTATTGCGAAGCTCGCTGCGTACGGCGTCGAACTGCTGGGCATCCGTCGTCGGCACAACATTTCGCATCTGCTGCATCTCTCGATCAAGCTCGGCAATGCGCGCCTTGAGCAGCCGCGGGTCGTTCGCCTGCTTCTCGGCGACGGTGGCCTTGATGCGTTCGCCGAGTTTCTCGAGGTCGATCGGCGCGAAGACCTTCGGCACCTGCTTGCGCTGTCCCGGCTTCGGCGTGGCGCTCGAGTCGAACGTCTTGCGCTTGCGCACCGTGGCCCTGGCGAAGATGTCGAGCTCGGGCGCCCACACCCAGGCATCGCCCGTAGGCAGCGACGGCAGGCTTGATTCCATCTCTGCGGCCAACGCCGGATCCGCTTTGGCATTCACCCATTCGCGGATCGCTTTCAGATCGAGCTGGTGGTTCATGCGCAGCGCGAACAGGATGTCGGTCGACGTCAGGACGTCCTTGTTGAGCACTTGTGCGCGCTGCGTAATCATCGTGATGCCGATGCCCTTGATGCGGCCGCGGCGTACTACATCCTGCATGGCACCCAAACATTTCGCATCTTCACTGCCCCACGTCTTTTGCGGTGCGTAGATGTCGGCCTCGTCGACGAATAGGTGCATCGCGTGTTTGTTGCGCAGGTAGAGCGTAGCTAGGAACGGTGCCATGAACTGAAAGACCTTCGACTTGGAAAAGCCGGAGAGGTCGAGGATGCAGGAGAAGCCGCCTTCGACGATCGCCTCGGCGGTCACTTCGCCGGCAGTGTGTTCGAGTGGCACGTCGGCGCGATCGCCACCGAGGATGGCAACCGGATAGCCCGGCCCGTGGCCATCGGCGGAACTCTTGAGTCCGTACCACGCGCCGGTGGCGTCGATGATGACGACCTGAATGCCGTTGTCGAGCATCTCCTCGGCGATGACGCTGCCGGTATAGGTCTTGCCCGCGCCCTTCTTGGCGAGGATGGCCATGGTCGAGGTCACCGCTTCGGCCGGCAGGCTGACTGCAGAGGAAATCTTCAACTTCATTTGCTCACCTTGCGGGTGCGGCGCACCGTGATGCCGCCCGTCTTCTCGCAATCATGGGTGTAGCCGGAGGGCACCAGCTCGCCGCAGAGCGGACAGTTCATCTCGATGCCGATGACGGTCAAGGTAGCCTTGCCATCGCCATCCTCGCCGGGCCGGTCGTCCTTGTAGTCGATGGAGATGGACCCCAGGCTGCGCTTGATCTTCATTGCTTCGGGCCTTTCACGTCCAGCGTATGGAAGTCGCGCGCCACTTGTTCGGCTGCCGCAGCTTCGGCCTGCTTGCCCAGCCCTTGTTCGATCATGGCGTAGGCGGTGGCGAGGATCTTGTTCTGGTCGGGATTGAGGATGGCGCCCTGCGCGACGGCGAACATGGCGCAGGCCGCGCAACCGTCGGCGCGGCAGACGGCGCGACTGCGAATTAACCCGGCCAGGCTGGCGCCATCCTCGGTGGGAAGCGGTGCCGATAGCGGCTTCAAGACGACGGATCCGTTGAAAATGAAGCAGTGGATACCAAAGCGCACCAGCAGCTTGTCCAGTTCCTCCTGGAACTGCTGAATAGCGATCTGCGCCTCATTCGAATTGGTGTATTCCCGCCCATAGGGAACGTGTTCCACGTCGGGCGGGAGAGTGAGGGATGGGGGATTGAGGTTCTTCATGCGGCAACCTCTTCGGGCGTGCGGCGCAACTCCGTCGCCTGCGTATTGCCATTGGCATCGAGCGCGAGGCGATAGAACGCGGTGCCTGGCGCCGGTGGCGCTTCCATCTTTTCGTCGGTGACCAGCAAGATGGCCTGCTCAAGACGTTCGTCACTGAGTAACTGATTGAAAAGTACCCTGCGGCTAGCCGTATCAAGCGTGTCCACGCGGTCGATGACCAGAAAGCCCAGCCCGAGATGCACGGCCAATGCGACCTGAAAGGCGATCCCGAAACGTAACTGCTGCGACTCGGAGAGCAGGTCGAGGTCGATCGAGCGTTTGCCAAACTCCAGGCGGAAGACATACGGTTCGAGCGACAGGTCGATGGTGTAGCCCCATGGTTGAAGAATCGCCGTCATGCTGTGCGCGAACTGGCCGACGTAGCGGTCGAGCAGTTTGACGCGGAGGCCTTTAGGGCCCAGAACTTCGCAGGCGCGATCGAGCCGGGCCTTTTCCTGCTCGAGCGCCTCGCGCGCGGCCCAGGCCTTCTCGGCATCAGCGCGACGCTGCACCGCCATCGAAGCGCTGGTGTGAATGTTCCAGCCTCGCTGGATGCGCTGCTCTAAGTCGGCGATGGTCTCGTCGAGTGGGGCGGTATTCGGCGTCTCACCGGCCGCCGAGCCGAGCGCGGCGCGTTCCTTGACCAGCTTGCCCTGGCGCTTGCGCAGGTCTTCCAGTTTGCCCTCGACCCGCTTGAGATTGCCGGCAGCCTGGTTGTGTTCGCTCACCCGGCGGGCTGCGTCCGCGGTATCGCCGAGCGCGTCGGATACGGCCTTGACCTGGTTGCGCCGCAAGTTGGCCGCAGTCGATGCGGTAAGCAGCGGGCCGAGCAAGGCCTCCAGAACCTCGGCGGTGATGGTCTGCTGGCAGGTCGGACAAGCGGGATTGTCCTCGAGTGCGCCGGCTCGCTCGACCGCAGCGGATGCCATCCTGGCGACTTGTTCGGCGGCGATATAGTCTTCGTGCAGTTTCCGCTGCTCGGCTTCGTGGCTGGCCGTGTCCTGATACTTCTTGAGCGTGGCGTCGCTCATCATGAGCTTTTGTAGCCGCTCCGCCTCGCGCTGCTGCTCGTCGATAAAGTCGTTTAGCTCGCGCTCGCGCTGGTCGAGGTCGGCGAGTTTGCCGGCGCGCTCGCCCGACTCCTTGACTAGATCCCGGCGCTCGGTCTTGGCCTGCTCGAGTTCCTGCTGGCGAACGGCGATTTGCTGGCGCACCGCTTCGACGTCGACCGCCTCGTCGCTCGGCTTCTCCGGCTCGCGCCAGTCGCGAATCTTGCGGTTCACGTCGGTACGCTCTTCAAACGCGATCTTGTACGCGTCGTCGATGTCGCGTAGTACGCCGCGCTGACTGCTCACAAATCCTTGGCCTAGCGCGTCGAGCGCTTCGGCTGGTATCGCGGCATCGGGCGGAATGACCAGCGCGGCCAGCAGGTCGCGTTGCTCCTCGGGCTTGAGGCGAAAGAAATAACGCGTCGAGCACAGGCACGACCAGACATCGCGCGGTAGCGCCGGCAGCTCGCCGTTTTTCGACTGGAAATTGCGGCCGCCCTTCTCGGTGAGCGAGGTCCGCATCCGCATACCCGATGCCAGCTCGCCGGTGATGACGGCCTTGTCAGCGCCCGCGAGGATGAGCCGGTGGGCACCTTGGCCGTTGGCACCGGTTGCGAGCGTGCGGCCGGCCAGCAGGATGCCGAGCGCCTCTTCGATGGAAGACTTGCCGACCGCATTCTCGCCGCGGATGGCGGTGATGCGCTCGAGCGCGAATTCGGTCTTCAGGTGAGAGCGGAAATTCTCGATAGTTAGCCAGTTAAAACGCATCCGTGTTAGACCCCTTTATTGGTATGCAGAAAAGCCATCTGCTTCTTGCGGCCCTGCCGCTTCTTGAACTCGGCGCCATCCGGGCAGGTATAGAAGTGGCTGGTGACCAGAGCGTTCGCGCCGTCCATGGGATCGAGCGGCATTGATTTGCCGTTTGGACTAGTCCACCATTCCATTTTTCGGCCACAGGTACGGCCTGAGCAGTCACCGCGCGACTGGAATTTGTAACCCTGCTCGATCAGTTCATTGCGTGTCCTGGGGAAGCTCATAACTGGTCTCCGAGATATTCGAACCGGCCCTTGACCTCGCCGCTAGGCCATTCCACGGGGTCGTTCCACAGCGCAAAAGGACGAACCCGTAGCCGCGGACCGGGAAGATCGGCTCCCGTGAGCGAGACATAAACGACCATGCGCTCGTCCGTTTCGCTATGTGCGGCAAGTCCCAGGCACTGGTACAGGCCACCTTTGTAGTGGCGATAGACTCCGCTTTTCATCGGCGAATATCTCCCTTTTCCCGCTGATTGAGCTTCGCGATCTTGGCGCGCAGATCAGTGCCGAGCCGCTCTTCGTCGATAAAAGAAACGCGCGGGCAGATAGCCTGGCTGACCTCGACGTCGCGAAGCTGCTGCTTCTCTTCCTCGCTGAAGAACTCGCGAATGCGGTCCCATGTCTGCGCTGTCACGAGCATGGTCATTTAATCCAACCTCTCGCGCGGGCGGCGTCGATGATTCGCTGGCAGAGCGAATCGGCATCTTCCCATTCCCCCTCGGTAATTCGTATTTGAGTCCATTCCTCCATCGCGAGTCGGTGCCGTTCCCGTGAAGTCTGGTTGGTGCCCTTGGCGCCGACGAAGCATGCGGCACCCTCTGGATTGCCGGATGGCATAATCCAAGGAAAGAGGGTTTGGCCCAGATCATCCAATAATTCGGCATCGAGAGCGTCTAACCCTGCGCGTGTACGGTCGATCACTTCTACCCACATCTGCAGCGGCTTCATCTACCAGTCCTCCTCTGGCTCGGCCTCGCCGATGTTCGCGGTGGTGAGCACGGTGTCGAGCTTGGCGGTCTTCACCACCAGCGGTTCGACCTGGTGCTGCAGGCTACGCCGCTTATTGGTGTCGAGCTTGCCTTTGACCGTCGACGAACTCAGGTTGACGGAATTGAGGAAGACCTGATCGCCGGCAGCCGCACACCATTTCTCGATGACTGGCAACACCTTTGCGGCGGGATAGACGCGGCGCTCCTTCGGCGCCGGCCCATAAGACATCTCGGTGCCGTTCGCGTCGCGGGCGACGATCGCTCCGCCGCGTGCCTGGATGGCGTTCTTGAGGATGCTTCGCGCGAACTCGGCCCGCTTGCCCAGGAAGACCAACTCGCGCACCAACTCCTCGGCATCCTGGCCTTGCGGATTGGTATCGGCGACCGGGCAATCGCCGAACTGGAGTAGCGGGCAGTAGTGGCAGCCAGCGTGCGGGATGGCCTGGAGACCCGATAGGCCGTCCTCGTCGTAGATGTCGTGATAACGCTCTTGTCGCGCCCGCCAGCGCGCCATCTCGGCCATCATCTTCGGCAGGTCACTACGCTTCCAGGACACCGACCGCGTGCAATTGGGATAACGCACGAAAACCAGCCGGAACTCGACCTGCTCGACCCAGGGCATCGTCTGCATGGCGAATACTGGATACATGAGCGACTGCGGCGTATTCGGCTCGAACGGCATGGGATGCGACTTGTAATCGTCGACGCGCAGCAGGTTGCTCTCGAAGGCAAACAAGGTGTCTGGCTTGCCCTGGTACACGGCAGCACCCGTTGTGGGCTGGAAATTCTCATCGAGCGCAAACGTCTCTTCGACCGCGACGATGTGCTCGTAATCCACCTTGTAGCTATCGCGCAGGCCATCGCAGATGCGCCCGGCTTCGGTCGAGATAGCCGCAGCGATATGGTCGAAAGCCTTCCAGTCCGATGGCACCTTGCGCTGCCCGCAGTGGGCAACGTAGGCGCGCATGACCTCATGGACTTCGGTGCCACGATAGGACTGCTCGGTGTCGGCGCTACGCCGGCCGTCGATGAACTGTGCGCCGTAAGAGTGTGGGCAGGCCATAGTTTCTACCGTGGATTGGCGCAGCGGTGGAATGACAGTGAGTGTGGTGGTCATTTGAAGTCTCCATCGTGAACAATGGCTACGTCGCCGTGGATCTGGTGTAGTGTTCCCGGCTTACAAACCGAATGGTAGAGTTCGGTTGCTTTGGGATTTGCCGGCTTGCCGTCGATCATGCCGGTGTCGTCGCACAGCATGACGACCATCGCATTGCCGACGGCATCACGCCGTAGCGTCACGCTGTCCAGGCAGCTTGCGCCGACGTCGGCTTGAATCCCGCGCAATGTCGGCCGGCACTGGAAGCGCTCGACCGCGCCAGTGGTGCGAACGATGAAGTACTCGCCGCGCCGCACGTAGGTGAGCGGATGGCGTTTAGAAGTCAAATCTGCCCCCTTTCGCCGGTGCGGATGCCGCGGGCTTCTTTGGCGCCGTCTCGGCCTCGACCTCTTTCGTCTCCGATTCAGCGGCTTTCGTCTCGGCCTTGGCGGGCGCAGCGGCCTTGGCTGGTGCCTTCGCCGGCGTCGCTGCGGCTGCGGTCGATACGCCGCGTCGCTGCGCCGTGTCGATCTGATCCTTGAGGTAGGTTAGGTGCTCGACAGAGCGGCCGCGATATTGCTGCCGGCTGACTGTCTTCTGGCCCTCGTTCCAACCGAGCTGCGTCATTGCGGCCTCGATGTTCGCGGTCTCGAGCGTGCCAAAGACCTCTTCGACCGTCTTATCGCCGGCCATAATCTCTTTCTGCATGACCTTGAACGCGAGCAGTTTCTCGCCGATGATGTCCTGCACGCCCTGAACCTGCAGGGTGCTGAAAAGCATGTCGCCGGTGATATCCGCGGCCTTCGCCCATTGCAGCAGTTCGTCGCGTGTCTTGACCGTGCTCTCGAGGTTGCCGATGGCAACCTCTTTGCTCTTGAGATAGGTGGGATACCAGACGCCCTTGCCAATGCCGTTGAGTACGGCGTTGCGGAAGGCGATCGAGGCCGCAGCCATACCAGTCACGCCCACCATGTCGGCGTTGAACCGCGCGCCGTCCTTATTCGTGATGCGTCGCGCAACCTCACGGCCGTGCCGGTAGTTGGTCTCGCAATCAAAGTAAATGCCCTGCGCGCGAACAAACTCGGCATCGGACCCGACGACGCGGCAAAGCGTCATATTGTTGCCCCATGACGCGGCCAGGATTTCAGCGAAGCGAACCGAGGCGCCCATCTTGTTGCCACCGGCCCGCGGCAGGGAGTAGTTCATCTCGAGCGCGATCGCCGGCGAGTAACAGGTTCGCTCCTCGAGCGTCTTGAGCACGCGCGACATGATCCGCGGATATTTGCGCGCGAACTCCATCTGCATTTCCAGCTCGCCCTTGTTGAGCTTGGTGAGTGCCTGCGAGTCTTCGCCGATTTCGCGATCCTCTTCGCCGAGGTCATCGGTGGGCGGCAATACCTCGGGTTCGGGGGATGTGGGCTGGGTCTCGCGCTTTGCAGCCATTAGATAGCTCCTTTTTTGCTTAAATGCCGAATTGTTGTTCCAGGTGTTCGCGAATAAAGGTGCGAACACCGTCTTTCTTAGGTGCGACTCTCTCGATGTTCTTGAGCGTCACTTGCGACAGGCGCACGGTGAGTGCGACGCGACGCTGCGACTTCCTGGGTAGGGCTTTCTTCACAACTGCTGGCATGGGTGATTCCTCCGGGCGGATGACAGACAAGGCAACTGCATAGGAAGAGTACACCATTGGTGTGTAGTTTGGGCCGGCACTGGGGATGCCGGCCGCCGAAGCAGGGCGCGCAGGACATGTGGACGATGCTCACTCGTCACCCCGCAGCAGATGCCCACGACCGGCGTCGATCATGGCTTCGCGGTAAGACGTGGGTTCGGGGCGATCCGCGGCGACGAGCGGACGTGGATCCGGCTCAGGATTGCCGAAGCGTTCACGCTCCTCGCTGGTCAGATCAAACGACGTGAACTGCGCCAGTAGGCCGCGGCTGTAGTTGTCGGCGTGGCCGAGGAAGCTAGTCGCCTGGGCCAGCGTGCGGAACTGGTACTTGCGTCCCAGATGATGGGCGTACCAGTTCATCTTGTCGTAATCGACAGTGAAGGGCTTGTCAGGCATGAGACTTATCCTCCACGGTCACGTCGATCGTCTTCAGCTCGTCGACGGGCTGGTAATAGGGTTTGGCGTCGCCCGAAAGCAGGCGCACAGTGGCATGCAACGCTTTGGCCATGTCGGGATGCGCTTCGCGGTAGTCCTCGGCGTAGGCTTCGAGCCGGATGCGCAGACGCCCGAGAGTCTCGGCCTGCTCGGCGGGAATCATCCAGCCACATACGGGAATGCATTTGATTGGCATAGCAGGAAGTGCCTCCGACAGACATAGTACACGCGCGGTGTACCGGCGCAAGTAGGAAATGTAGGAAATGAGACATCCCGTCGAGCACCTTGGTATACCCTAGCGAACACCATGGCTCTCGACCTTGCCTACTTGGTACTCGAAAGGTGTCCCCTGCGCGGCCAGCTTTTTCGCGCTTTGCTGATCGTCGCGCTCGACGCGGATGACAAGGATTACGTCCAAATCAGCGTGCGCAAGCTCGCCCGCTGGGGCCGCTTCACCAAGCGCCACGCCCAGGAAATGTTCGAACAACTGCAGCGCCAGGGTTGGCTCTTGCGCGCCTATGAGCGCGGCGATAGTCGAGCTCGCCGCCTGGTCATCCGGCGCCGGTTGCTCAGC